TATCGCTTGTTGTACGCGCTTGCCTTACGCTTCTTCTTCGGCTTCTCGCCTTCGTAAGCTCTCCTGGCTGTCTTGCGAACTTCTCCCTTGGTAGTACCGCCTAGGGATTCCCCACAGTTTGGACAGTAGTTGGGCATCCCAACCGCCTCAGTTGTCACTTGCCGTGCTCTGGATCGCAATCGCCATCCAGTCTTTGGTCGAGAGTTTGGACTACCATCCTTGCTTCATCCAACTTGCCGAAGTTGTCGGGGAAGAGGTCGGGACCAATGCTTGAAGAGTTGTTGCTGTCATCGAACATTAGGACCGCCGAAGCGATCAGTGAGTTTTCATCAGCCGAGACAATCTGAGTTCCAGGATTCAGGTCGGTTAGTTGGAAGTCCCAGGTTGTATCGCCAGATGCAGCTCCCTGAAGAGCTGTGTTGTAGATATCGTTTGCCACGTCGTAAGCTTGGAGAATGAAATCCACCGACTCGATAGCCAAGGCTTGCTGATCGCCCACATCAACGTAGGCTCCCAAATCAATCGTTCCCTGGGTATTGCCCGCTGTCGCAGTCGCTCCGTTAATCCGTTCCACCAAAGTGAAACTGCCAGTCTTGCTTGTTGCCATGTCTCCGCGTACGCGTACTCGGTATATAATCTATAGATTCGGGCGGAAATGGGCGCTAGCGTCCATTCTGCGCCCTATCCTCTTATCCGAACACGTTGTGCCAACGCCCAGCACCCGCTAACTGAGACTACACGCAAGCCGCAACGTGCAGCGTAAGGAGGCCATTCATCATTTAACGTTGTCCTATATGCATCTAGTGTAGTAGTATTATAGAGGAGAACTTCGTACGCCAACTATGGGAAGAGGGAGGAAGAACCGTAGCGAGATGGCCAATCAGGGAGCATTTACCAACATATGTGCCCGGATACCTATCTCAGTATGGTCTATGATAGACAACTATGCACGTCTGAACACAGGACAGAACAGATCGCGTGCATTAGAGTTGATGTTGAAAGAGTGGCAACGCTGGGATGATGAAGTATCTCAGGAAGTCAAAGAACGAAAAGCGGCTGCATTTGAAGCAGCCAAGAAGAAAATCAATGCGGAGTTGGGGATTGAATGAATTTTAATTCGGAATTGGTAAAGCATCAAATGAGGCTTTGCAACCCCGACTGTAAATACTGTAAGGAGGAAGAGGAATGACTGAAAACTGTGCAGAGGTCCGAAGTGATAAGCCCGAGGATGCATGTTTGTGTTATTGTGGGACGTGCAGGATTGTTTGGGTTCTCTACACCCTCTCGGATGACTACAAGAATAGGGAGGAGTAATTGAATGACGATCTGTCGAGAGTTCTTTCTATTGAGTATGACAGTTTGCGATACCCATATGAGATTTGACCTCGAGCAACGCATCTGGTATTGCCCTAAGTGTGGAAATGCAGTACGCGTTCCGAAGGAACAACGATCCCTGAACCAATACACACGAAAGTCCTAGACTTACGTTGTTCTACCCCAACCAAAACCTTCAGGTTCGGGAATTGTTCTCTTCCATCCGAAGTCTGATTTTGTTCGAGAACCCCATCCTTCATCTGGTCGACCCATGAAATACTTAGTCTCATCTAATCCTCCGGCCCATTTATGACTAGGATCTAATGCTGTTAAAATTGTTGCAGCCAGAACAAATCCTCTGACGTTAGCCATTGCGAATCCGACTCTAAAAGTGACACCGAATGTTTTCTTGTAATATAATCCTTCAGCGATGTTTCCCGGATCCATTAATCCAGCAGTTCCATAACTTAGCCAAGCAAGACCAGCTTCCGTTGTCCACCAATTCAACAGTTCCTTCTGAGTCATGTCTAGTGCATCCGAATAATCAATCCAGTCAGGTAGTGACGGTTCATTGACCCGTGTACCCGTGAACACAACTGGGGTGTATTGAATGGCAGGAAGAGCACCGGGTAGATATCCACCCATGAGAGAAGCGTCAAACTCTTCCTTCTTCTTCTTCTTCTTCCTGATCGGCATCAGAGCTCACCTTGCAGGACGTACGACCTTCGCAGGCGCTCCATCCAAACAAGGTCTTTCTCTTCCACGGTCATTGCCTGGACAACCAGATTGGCTGCTGGAATAAGCAGGCTTTGTACATCTGTAGGACCGGGTACATTGGAACCATTCATCCAATATACTCGAGTCCAATGGAGTTTATCCATTGCTGTTGGATTTCCAGACCCGAATGTCTCCCGATCGAGGATGACATACAATGCACCTGCAACTCCGGCGATGGAGGTATTCTGTGCAAAGGTTGTTCTCTCTCCATAGATGACCTGCATTAGGTCTGTTGTATTGTCTAGGAAAGCCGGAGGATCTTCACTTATTCCAGCAATACCCCAATTACTAATTTCGGCATCAGTCAATGCGCGAGTCGTGATGATGTCTAGGCATGTGACTTCAAGAATACCCAGGCTAAGTGCTCTAGGCATCAATGCAACTTGTATGTCGATCCCCTGAGTGAAGGTGGTCAGCTGTTGTTTGCTCCAACCCGCAAGGTCGATGTAAGTTCTGTTGACCGCATAAGGAAAGGTATTCCATATTACTTCCCAGCCATTTTTAGCGTAAGCATCTGTAACTGATTCATAGTCCAAAACTACAGTACTTGCTCCTAACTGTTTGTACAGTTGATGTGCCTTCGGATCTCCTTTGGCCATTACTTCTTCCTCCTGGCTGCCTTGTGTGCTTTCTTCGCCAGCGCGGCGAAGGATGTACGTGGATGTTTCTTCTTCAAACGCTTGTACGCCTTCGCATATCGCTTGTTGTACGCGCTTGCCTTACGCTTCTTCTTCGGCTTCTCGCCTTCGTAAGCTC